GCACATCGCCCGTCACCAGATGATAAGGCAGACCCATCGAAGCCGAGACGGCCAGGAGTGTTCGGTACTGGAACGCCTCATAGCCGCCACCCACATCGGCGGGGCTGGAGAATTTTATATCCTCGCCGGGCAGCAGCACCTGCATGGTGCCGGGCTCAAGGCTCGCAATGGCGGCCCCATCGAGATCGGCCGCCCCTTCGCCCATCATCGGATCTTCGGGGGCAGTTTTGGTAATGAAGCCCGCAAACATCGCCGCGGTCTTCTTTCGGTCAAGCTCGGCGTCGTCGTATTGGTCCAAAAGGAACAGCCGCACCATGGCAGGTGCCACATGCGGCAGGCCCCGGATCTGACCCGCATCGATGGGCCGGTAGATGTGCAAAACCTCTTCGGCCGGCACGCGGACCATATCGGGTACCGCGATACGTTGGTCTGTACTGTCGCCCGGATGGCGACGGCGGAAGTGATAGGCCACACGCCGCCCGATCAGATCGAACTCGATCCCGCAGCGGATGGGGTTGCCGTTCGGATCGGTCTCCGTTTTCTCGAAGGGCAGCATCTCGGATTGCAAAAGCTGCAACTGCAGTGGCACCAGCAATCCGTCCTCTGCCCGTCTGGGCCTAAGGCGAACGAAGCACTCGCCCGCGACAAACATTTCGCGCGCGACCATGGCCTGAAGACCGTAAAAATCTGTCAGCCCGTCCGCATCCGCCTCATCTGTCCAGGCGAGCCAGAGCTTTTGGACCCGATCGCGCAAGGCAGCGTCTTCGATGAGCGAAGAGGGCTTGATCCCATCTCCGACAAGGTTGGCTGCAAAGGCCTCGCAGGCATTCGCCGCATAGCCATTCGTGACAACCAGTTCCCTCGACCGCGCCAAAAGCCGCGGGCCGCCCGAGGCGACGAGCGCATTGATATTCTCTAAGGGCGGGTTCCAGCCCCGCAAGCGCCGCGTGGCCATGGCCCCTTCAAGCCGCGCCCGCATGACGTCAGGGCCGCCCGGCTTTGGGCGGCGAAAGAGATCAAACAGTCCCATCTGCTCAGAGCCCCTTGGTCGTCGTCACGCGGACCTGCCGCACGATCCGCCGCCCCTCGGCTGCGGCGATGTCGCGGTCCAACGCCTCGATGGCGCGGTCAATCTCAGCCACAGAGCGGTAGTCGACCGACTTGCCGTCATAGCTGACGCGTGCCACGCCAGAGGCGCGCTGCGTGGCAAGCGCCTCACGCCGACCTTTGAGTTCAGTGATTGTCGGCATGGATCTCGCCTTCTATGCTTGGCATCAAAACCACATGCGAGTTGTGCCATGTCCCAGAAAATTGCCCGGATCAGGATCGAACTTGAGCATATCGAGCCGCGGATCTGGCGACGGGTCGAGGTTAGTCTGACAACAAGCCTTCGCGCGCTGCATGAGATCATTCAGGCCGCGATGGCTTGGGAAAATTACCACCTTTACCAGTTCACCGTCGGTGACAGGGTTTATGGTGAACCCGATCCCGAGGACATGGTCTGGGGCAGGAAGATTTATCAGGCCAAGGGCATGCGCCTTGGAACACTCCTCGACCGCGACGTGACCGAGTTCCTTTACACTTACGATTTCGGCGACGACTGGCAGCACAAGATCACCGTGGAAGAAGTATCCGACGCCGAGCCTGGCAGCGATTATCCACGGTTTATCGACGGCGAGCGGACCGCCCCGCCCGAGGACGTCGGTGGACCACCAGGGTTTATCGAGTTTGTCGAGGCGATGGCGAAGCCCCGCCATCCGCAGCATAAGGACCTTGTTCGCTGGTATGGCGGACCATTCAATCCGGTCGACTTTGGCGCGCAGAACGTGGCCGAAGGCCTGCGCAAGATTGCAGGGAAGCGAAAGGCTGCCCTTGAGGCCTTCGAGCGCAGTCGCGCGAAACGGCTGCACTGATCTTATCCCATGTAACTCGACCGAGCGATGCGACGGACCTTGGCCTGTCGGGTTGGTGGAGATGACCCAGTGACGGCCTTTGACTTCGGATCTGAACTGCCAAACTGGGCCGCGAGTTCTTCCCACCTCGCGTCTGACCAGCGATCGGCTCCGAGGATCCAAGCGGCTGCCCGGGCATAGACACGGCAGTCGAGTGCTTCGTTGCGTTCCCTCAGCTTTTGCCATTCGAGCTTAGCGAACCCGCGCTTGTTCTTGACCGTGACCAGATGCTCGGCCGTCATTTGCTTCAGCCATTCGGCATCGACCCAGCCCGGCAGATGAAGAAAGCCGGGAGGAAACCGCTCCCCATCCGCCGGGCTGGTGACCTCCGGCGGATCAAGCCGCAGGAAGCGATAGGTCTCGGCCTTGAATGTCGATGTTGCCACGGTCCAAAGCCGTGCACCGCGGCGCAGACGTTTGCCCGCGATCGTCGCATCGACAAACGTCGGCCCCGTCACAGGGCTTGCCCTATTGAAGCCCTCAAGACCTTTGATCGGCGCGACCTGACCAAAACCCACCTGTCTTGCCCAAGCGTAAACGGCCGCCGTTTCATAGCCCGTATCGATCGCCAGCCGCGCGATGGTCATCGGCGTACCGCTGGCGTGAGCCCAAGTCCGGCCAAGAAGGTCCGAGAGCTTCTGCCAGCACGCCGGATCGCCCGGGCCGCCCTCAATGACGATGTGATCGATGAGCCAGCTTTGCAGGCCCTTGCCCCAAGCCCAGACATCAACCTCAATCCGGTCCTTCTGCACGTCAGCCCCAGCGGTCAGAAACAGCCCGCCCACCGGCACCGTGCCCGCACGCCAATCTTCCTTGAGCCCCTGCAACCGCTGCCAATCCGGCGCCTCGCCGCTTTCCATCCAGCTCTCACCGAGCGAGGTGTTGATGAATGTCTTCATCGTCTCGTCCCCACCGGCGCGCGCAGAAAGAAACGCCTTTGCCATCGCGCCAAGCCGGACCCAGGGCGAATAGATCTCGTTCAGATGGAACCCAGCCGTGCCTGCAAAGGGCTGCTCCGCAATCCAGCGCCCCTTGGGGATCGTCGCCCAGCGGGTCTCGTCGCGCCACGCCGCGTCGCATTCCACACAATGATACCGCGCGGTTTCAGGGCGATGGCCGCCGTTCTCATCCTTATCCCATTTCACCTGTCCCCAGGTCAGCAGCTGTTCCGCACCGCAGACAGGGCACGGCACCCAGAACCGGCGCTGGTCGCTTTCCTCAAAGGCCGCCTCGATCCGGCTCGCTCCCTTGTTGGTCGGCGTCGAGACCAGCACGATCTTGCGGTTCCAAAACGTCACCGTCCGCTTCTTCGCGAGGTTGACTGGGTCGCCCTCGGCACCCGCGCTGAACGGATAGCGGTCGACCTCGTCGCAGAGCAGCAATCGGATCGGGCGGCTCGCAAGCCCCGAGGGCGCATTGGCACCAACGATGGTGAGATGCCCACCCGGAAACCGCTTGTGCAGGATCTTGTTGTTGCCGTCCCGCGAGCGCGGATCAGCGATCTTGCCCTGCAGGCAGGGCGTATCACGCGCCATTGGCGAGAAGCGGTCCTTCGACCAGGTTTCTGCATCCCGCTCGGTCGGCATGACCACCATGATTGGCGCCGGGTCGTGGTCAATGTGGTAGCCGACCATATTGAGGATCGACTCACTTTTTCCAATTTGACTGCTCGACATGATCACAACGGTTTCGGCCGCCGGATCCGAGATCGCATCCATAATCCCGCGCTGGTATTCCGCACGGCTGGTGCGCCACTGGCCAGGCTCTGCGCTGGCCTCAGAGCTCAGCCGCCGGTTTTGATCCGCCCAATCGCTGATCGTCAGGTCCGGCGGCGGCTTCAGAACCGCCAGTGCCCTCGCCACCGTCCGCTTCAGGACCTGCGACCCCTTCAAGGTCAATGTCAGCTTCAAGTTCAATGTCTGGCTGCGCGAGCTCATCGAGCACCTCGCGAATAGCGGCGCGGATCAGGTTCCGGGTGTCTCCGACGGTTGGTTGGTCAAAAAGCTGCGGTGCCAGCCGGTCCGGCAGCGCCAGCAGGCGGGTTCTCAACAGCGCCAGAACGGCAATCCAGGCCGCTTCGATCTGCTCGGCCGCAATCAGCGAGTGGCGCTTTTCCTCGGCCTCCATCTCGGCAAGGTCGGCGCGTGCGCGAATGAAGCGGGCCCGTTCGGCGGCATAGTCCGGCGCACCGGCTTGGGCCTTCAGGGCTTGATCGCGCAAGTAACGCACATAGCCGCGCACAGACCCGATCAGCTCATATTGGCCGCGCTCGGCCTTGGGGATAACCCCCTCCCGACTAAGTTGCTGAATGCGGCGTTCCGAAAGATCAAGCAGCCGCGCAATCACGCCGATGGGTTGGGTAGCAGATGACATGATGTAATCCCGCGCTTCCCATCAAAGCCATGTAATTGCTGCGATTATACTGGAAAGCGGTTCGCAGTGGAGCGAAGCTTGTCTCATAGCGCGACGCATCCTGCCGCGCGGTAAGAGGACCCAGACGATGCCCCGCGACATTGCCACCCTTCGTAACCAAGACGCCGCGCTGCAAAAGTTCCTCGCCAGAAAGGTCGAGATCGACACGATGCTTGCCCGGCTTCAGGTGCTGAGCGACGACCATTTCAACGTCGATCCGGAAGCGGTCAACTGGGGCCATGTCGGCTCGATTGAACGATATGCGGAGCTTCTGCGCCAGATCACCGACAGCGCTTTCAAAGAAGGCGAACACGCTTGATAAGCCACACGGTGTCCGGGCCATTCTGCCCAGCCACCGGTGACTTACCGGCGCGAGAAATGCTCGAAGATCCGTCGCAACACAAATCCCCGCGCCAGCGACACGACGACGAAGGCAAGGCCAATGGCCAGATGTTCGCTAAGGTCGGTCACAATCCCGAACAACGGAAAGACCACGATCTGCGTGATGATCGCCAGCACGTAGCCGACGACCACATTTGTCACGCTTTCCAACAGGGACATTCGGCGTGTCTGGGTCATTCTGTTACCCCGCTTCCATCGTGAAGCAATTGAGCCGCGAGAGTTCGCAGCGCATGCGCTGCAACCAGCGGGACCACTCCGTTTCCACAGACGCGAAGCCGGTCCACCCGGTGGGCCAGCCCATCAGCGCCTCGACGAACAGCGGGTTCAAGGTCCGGCGCACCTCGGAGGTAGTGCTGCCAGCCGTCAGCGTCGCAAGGACCTGGCGGCCAAGCTGCCCGTTCACCTTCATGGTCGCAGGATTGGCGGCCCCATCCTTGTAATCCCGCGCTGTCGGCGTCATCCACATTCTGCTCGCATGGGTCAGGTCCGCCGCCTTGCGGTTGCCCGCACTCGGCTTGGAGCCATCGCTTGCCATCGGCGTCGGCCAATCCCGCGCCAATGAACCAAGGCCCTTCTCGTCCTTCCGGTCGCCACCCCTGCTGCGAAAGCTGTCCGCCTGTGGCGTCGGCCACAGCACAGCCGTCGTTGCAAGGTTCATCCCATGCTGCCCGGCTGCTTGCGAGGGTGTTGGTTTTGACTGCCGGTTCTCGTTGGCGCTCGCCCGTGGCGTGGGCCACATCCGCAGTATCTCCGTCCGGTTCCCGCCACTCGAGCGGATGCCAGAGCAGGCGCGCGGGGTCGGCCAATGCGTCGCCGTAACGGTGGGCAAGGATGAAGAGGCGCTCTCTACGGTGCGGCGCACCGACTTCCGCCGCCGTAAAGAGCCCCGCCGCAAGTCGGTAGCCCATATCGACCAATCCTGCGGCGACTTCGGGAAAGCCGAGGCGGAGATGATGGGCGACGTTTTCGAGAAAGACGAACGGGGGGTCGACTTCGCCGATAATGCGGGCGACGTGGGGCCAGAGGTGCCGGGGGTCTTCTGAGCCGAGGCGCTTGCCTGCCAGCGAGAACGGCTGGCACGGGTAGCCCGCAGAGAGGATATCCACCGTGCCGCGCCAAGGTCGGCCGTCGAAGGTGGCAACATCGTCCCAGACAAGTGCGTCATCCAGGGCCGTGTCTTCCATCCGCGCCACGAGAAGGGCCGCGGCGTAGGTTTCCCGTTCGACATGGCCCACAGTTCGATATCCGGGCAAGGCGAGCGTGAGGCCGAGATCAATGCCACCGGCTCCGGAACACAAAGAGAGCCCGTAAAGGCATGCGTCTGTGGTTCCGGCAGGCAGGCCTGCGGAAGGTAAAGCCAGGTCATTCATTCCTCAGCGGTCTTTGTTTTTGAGTGCGTCGAAGGTTGTCTCTGTCCCCTCAAGGACAGCCTGCTTGCCGGTGAACTTTTGCCAGCGCTGGACGGCGACATCGATGTAGGCCGGGTTCAACTCGATCCCGTAGCAGACACGCCCCGTCGTCTCGGCCGCGATCAGAGTGGTGCCTGACCCCATGAAAGGTTCGTAGACCGCCTGACCCGGGCTTGAATTGTTCAAGATCGGCCGCCGCATGCATTCGACCGGTTTTTGGGTGCTGTGGACGGTCTTTTCGTCCTGATCCTTGTTGGCAATCTGCCAGAGCGTGGTTTGCTTGCGATCCCCCGCCCAGTGGCCCTTGCCGGTTTTTCGCACAGCGTACCAAGCCGGTTCATGCTGCCAGTGGTAATCACCTCTGCTCAGAACCAGCCTGTCCTTGGCCCAGATAATCTGGGAGCGGATGTTGAAGCCTGCAACCTCGAGGCTTTCGGCGACCGTCGCTGCGTGCAAAGCACCGTGCCAGACATAGGCGACGTCACCGGGAAACAGCGCCCAGGCCTCGCGCCAATCCGCCCGATTATCGTTGAGCACCTTGCCAGTGCGCTTGGTCTTGGCCGCGCCCGCCTGATTTCGCCAAGAGGGATCGTACTCAACACCGTAAGGCGGATCCGTCACCATCAACAGTGGCGCGACGCCATTCAGGACGCGCCCGACATCCGTCGCCACCGTACTGTCGCCGCAGAGTAGCCGGTGATTGCCAAGGATCCAAAGATCGCCCGGGCGGCTGATCGGATCTTCGGGGGTTTCCGGCACATCGTCTTCGCCGTCCTGCGGGCCTGTACCTTCGTCGAGGCTCGACATCAGCGCGTTCAGTTCATCGTCAGTAAAGCCCGTCAGCCCTAGGTCAAAGTCTGCCTCCAGCAGATCCGCCAGTTCAAGGTTCAAGAGGTCCTTGTCCCACTCGGCATTCTCGCTCGAGCGGTTGTCCATGATCCGGAACGCCCGCGCTTGGCTAACGCTTAGCCCCTTGGCGATATGCACTGGTGCGGTCTTGAAGCCAAGCTTACGCGCTGCCTCCAGCCGCGTGTGCCCGGCCAGAACGACCATCGCCTCGTCCACGACGATGGGCTGGCGCCATCCGAATTCCTGGATCGAGGCTGCGACGGTGGCGATGGCCTGCGCGTTGCGGCGCGGGTTGCGCGCATAGGGAATGATCTGCTCAAGCGGCAGGTCTACGACGTCCATGGTGATATCCTTGGGAGGTCCGCGAAGCGAAATGCGGTCCGATCCCTGTTTCGGTTCAGGCGTGGTTTTGCAGGCCGTCAGGCCTTTGTTTTCTTGGGGTTCGCTTCAAAGCGAAACGAAACGGGTGTTTTTATGGGTGTCACTGGGAAAGCCTTGCGCCTCGCCCCCCCGAAGACGGTTACAAACAGGAGGGACCCGTTCATTATCAATGTGTTACGGAACGATACATTTTGAGCGGAGACAGTTTTTTCGAGAACTCGCTCACCGGTTTATCGATTTTTTCTATACTTGCAGCGCCTGCCTTTTGTGTCGTCTCCTATACGCGTGCGAGAGGGAGATAAAAAAGATGCCCGCTGAGATGTTTGAAACCGAGATTAACAAAGCGCCTGCGCTTCGTATTAGCCACATTGTTCGCGACCCGATCAATGTGGATGGACGGGTAAGATACTTGGTCGATCCTGACGGCCTCGGTGATGAACGCGCGATCCCGGAAGACGTGGTTCTGATCCGCTGGCGTCGGCGCAAAATGGATGGGCACACGTTTCATGGCTGTAGATTGGGGCCAAATACTTGGCGTGCAGTGCATTTCGCTTTCGGTTCAGATGCCGAGAAGGTTTCCAATCTGTCGGTCGAACAGATCGATGCTGGCAGAAAAGATCTTGGCTTAGACAAAGACACGCATCACTTTTGGCTTCCAGATGCCTCCTTAGTTGCCCATCTATTTGCAGCATTAGGCCCGAAGCGTCTTGACCAGATCCTGCGTCGCCATCTCTCCCCCGACCGGGTTGGAAAGTTCGGAACTCCCGACCTATTCCTGTTCGCCAAGAAACGCGGCCAAGACGGGGTTTCTTTCTCGAGACTGGTAGAGGTCAAGAAACCCAAGGAGCGCATCAGTCCAGACCAGCACGAAGAAATTGCGTTCCTTCGTTCGATCAACATTCCCGCGCGTGTTCTGCGCCTGATCGAGAGC